TCAGCTAATGCTTGTGCTTTGACCTTCTTTAGATCAGCTGAATCCATATCAGTATTAGCTTGTCTCTTGGTAGATACCACAGCATTGGCTAAGATCTGGGCCTGCCGTTCAAGTGGGGCATTCTTCAAGGCTATGTTCAGCTTCGCATTAAGGGAGGTGACTTGTCTAGAGTAGGCGGTCTTTGCAGAAGGTGAGTAAGGCGTAGTACGTGTAGTTACTGCAGCCTTCCTAGCTTCGTTGGCTAGAGCCTTAAGCTTGTTGGAATGATCTGCATACACCTTCTCAATAGGAGTACCAGAAGACAGGGTATGTGCGTTGTCAGTCTCAGCTAGCTTCTTAGATGAGATAGTCTTCTTAACTACCTTACCTGCACGATTAACAAACGTATCTCCAGTATCCTCAAAGATCTTCTTACCAGTAGCCTTATCTATAGGACCACCCTTTGCGGCAGACCGTGCTTTCCTAGTAGGCACTCTTATCTCTGATGTAGCTCTTGTAACTAGAGTAGAGGCACCTGCTCTAGCGCTACCTTGATACTTCTCTTTAAGATGACCAATACCGTTGTCAAGAGCAGACTGCTTATAGTTAAGATTATGCTTCTCTGCATCGATGACTACCATTGAATGTCGAACTGCTGCAGCAAGCTCGGTGGTATTCGCACCCCTAATAGTCATATCTGCAATGAGATTAGTAACGTTACCCATCTCGTGTTGCTTCTTACTAGGACTTATCTTTGGCATACCATCATACGAAGGATAGGACGATCGAGGATCAAAGTTCTTAAGACCCTCGAGGGCGGGAGACGTCTTAATCTTACCTGCATTATTCGGTACAACAAGAACTGTGTCTCCGTCAAAATCAGCACCAGATAGACGTTCAGCAACCTTGCTATGGATACCGACCGCATCTCGAGCTTGACCTAGAAGTTTCTTAGCTTCAGGATGATTGTTGTTGACACGAAGCTCTGGGATCTCGAATGGCCCACCATGTGGATAACGAACTAGAACAACCGATTCACCATTCCTATAATTGGGCGCATAGATCTCCGTTTGCTTCATGGTGTTAATAGGAAGGATAACATGTGATGCTTGACGTGGTAGAGCAGCAGCCTTTAAATGAACAGCAGCTGAATCAGCATCATCAGCATAAGACTCAAGAAGCTTCTTACGAACGGCAGGATTAGTGAGACTCATGATCTCATCGAGATCTGCTTTACGCTTCTCATATGTCATATCAAGTTGTGTCTTAGCAAGCTTCGGGCTTTGCTTAGACAAGAACTGGGAAGATAAGTTACGAGACCAACCTTCCCAATCACCTTCTTCATTAACAACATTCATTGCGGAAGTTACTCGATCCTTTCCGTCTTTGCCCTTCTCAATGCGCTGACGAACAATTGCTCCAAAAGGATTGTCAGGATCGTCCTTTAAAGCTTTCATTGCATCGTTTTTATTACCTGTATTACTTTTGTTCGTATTAAACATAAGATCTGTTCCGGCAGGCAGATCATTCTTGTACATGGCCATGCCCTTGAGATAGTGTGTTCCGTCAACAGCAATACGAACTTGTGCGTATCTAGCAGTACCTAGAGAAACATCTTTGACGCCCGACCTGACATAGATAACTCCATCTGCATCTGCGCCACCGTCTTCTGCATATCGTATAGCGACGCGTTTGGAGCTAACGTTGAGTGGTGGTTGGAGACCAAGAAAGGATCGGCCACCATCGTCTGAGAAATCCGTGATCTGCTTGATCTTACTTTTATCAGAAACGATATCACGATAAGTAGTGCCAGGAGGCCCAAGTACTTTGACCAAAGTCTTATTGCCAGTACCCAATTGATCGATCTGGACGTTGTGGACTTCATAACCCTTCTCCTTCAACATAGCTACGGCAGTGTCCAACTTGGTTCGACTAACCCCGACATGATTCTCTACTCCAGAACCAATATCGATGAAGCCTTTCTCAGCTACCTGATCTTTGAGCATGTTAGACGTAGTTTCGAGAATATTGGTTTTATCCTTACGGCCAGGCTCAAGCAGGCTACGGACGGAAGATTCATTGATGCTCATACGTTCACCGATGGCTACGTTTGAATATCCCTTATCTTTCAGACGCTGAGCACTAGCAATACTAGCCTGACGTTGCTCAGTCTTAGCAATCGACTTTGCTGCACGAAGTTGAGTTGTAGTTATACCCATACCACGAGCGATATCGGTTTCGCTAAGACCTTGCTTGCGCAAGCCATCAACCATACCCAAGAAGCTATCGTTACTTGCATGCTCAGGACCGCCTGAGCCCCACGGATAGCGACCAGAACGGCGGAGTACACCATAATGGGCCAGATAATCCTTCTCATCGATAACTGTCACGACAGTGCCTCCAATCGCATCTCAGTGATCCTCTTATCGAACATGATGATCTTACTCATAATGTGCGTAATGTCGTCTGGATCAGCAATATAAACTCGAGCTTCATCATTCTGATAGATACGCATTTCGATCTCGATCTCCATAGGCTTGAATCTATACTCGAGACAGAAGAGAGCAGCGTATACTTCTAACTGATGTTCTGATGTTGGAGATACACCAGTTTTAAGATCATGAATACGAAGCATGTTTCGTCTGAATGAGATAGCATCAGCAGTACCAAAACAATTCTCAGAATAATAAAGAGTTTGTTCAGGACTCATTCGATAACCGATAGCATCGTTTACATACATATTCAAACTCTTCTGACTCTTAGGAAGCTTAACACCCAATCGGATAGCCTGATGTGCTAGAGCATGTAATTCACTTCCACGCTGCGCAGCCATAGCAGTTATGAATCGAGCTTCCAATCTTTCGTCATCATAGTTAATCCAGTGATACACGCTTGGCGAGAGAAACGCGTGTTGGCCTACGCGATCTAAATGCTTGTTGAAGAGCATCCAACACCTCCTCTTCATTTTCGGGATAGATAAAAGCTGCGAAGGACATGTCGTTCAACCGATTAACATACCAGTCTTGATTCGGCTCAGAACGAGCATCCTCGGAAGCTTTAACTTCAAGTACAGCCCATCTGTCTTCGTAGAGAATTGTTAGATCAGGCATACCCTGTATGTAATCTGTGTCATTCTTTAGAATTATACAGTCTGGGAAACGACGACGAATTCTCTTAATAAGCTCTGCCTGATAGTATCGCTCTAACATTTGCCCTCCTTTTTGCGAAAACAAAATGGCTTTATCTCATCCCTTCTATTATATCCTGCGATTGCGACACTAGTTAATATCTACTGATAGATCTTCTGGAAGAAACTCAAACTGTTGCCAATTTGGAAACACAGATTCTCCACTTAGAATAGATTCCAAAATCGCATACTCTAGAAGTCCCCATTTGATAGCTGCTTCATATGGTTGATTAAATATTTCTTCTGTATCAATCTCATAAAACTTCTTAGTGACTTCGTACGTACTACCTGCTCTACGCTCTTTGTGAAACTTTACAGCAAACCAACGAGGGCGCCATAGAAGATTCTCTACTCGATTATCAAGTCTATCGCCATTAAGATTAATTGGAGTATCAAAATGAACCCAGTCGTGTTCCATAGGCTCTAGGAACGCTTCAGCAACTAACACGGCAACAGACCTAACAATCTGACGGCTATGGTCATAGAAGCGTACATACGGAATTCCTTGTTGGTTGACGGCGGGACGTAAAGGAATGTCTCGTGCGATACGAATTACCTCGCCGCTATCACTTACCGCATAATCTGGGAACTCCTCTATTACTTTCCATTCGTCAGCCATTCTTATTCCTTCCTGTAGATATTAAGACTAGATATTAACCATCCTATATGTCCGAATACAAAAATAACCTTGGTAAAGAGTTCTACCAGGATTATATATTGCTATACAGTATATTAATATAAAGAACTCAGAGAACTGTTCATTTGAAAAATAAAATATTATGTACACCAACTAGGACATACCAACCATTATTTTAGCAAAGTCAATGTCCGATTTAGCCTCATTGAAACTTTCCTTGCAATTTAGGCTCCTCCAAATCACCTTGTCAATCCACGAACTAGATATTAAACAATAGTAATACAAAGTGGTATAAGGGGTATTCAATCTGTCTATTCTGCCGCGAGCCTGCTCGAAAGACTTATACGAGTACGTAAGAGAATAAAAGACCATAGCATCCGTAGCCGTACAATTCCAACCTTCCGCCCCCGATAGATATTGAACAAGGTACACCCAACTCTCACTCGAAGGCACTTCTTCGTGTTTGTGACCGTTCCATTCAGCGACCGTTATGCCCGTTTCAGACAGTTTTCTCAACGCTTCTAATTCGTAGTCGAAGGTGTAGAATACAATCAATTTCGGATGAGCATTCATCAATTTCTTGACAGCTTCTACCCGTGATGAATCTGAGTTTGCAATCTTGCGCATGACACGAAACAGATGAGCGATGTCCTTCTGCGGTTCGTTTAGATATGGGTCCCATCGATTCTTCACCGACCTGTCGAAGAGTTCTTTATCATAGTCAACGTTTACCATGTTCAATTGTCTTACGGTATGTCGTTCGTACGGCATCTCCACAAGTACTTGATTCCGGATCCTTACAAGTTTTCCGACACCTACATAGCGTTCCACTTTCGGAAACTTCGTCCACGTACTGTAGACGACATGAGCCCTCTTGAATTCCGTTCGGTTTTTGTAGTATCCATTTGCTACAAATACAGGGATGTAATCTAACCATGTATCTCCTGGGGTAGCACTCAGCAATATCCACTGGTTGTGTTTCGCTATTTGTAAAAAGCTTTTTGTCCATGCCCCAGAGCCAACAAGTCTCTGCTCGTCGAAGATAAAGAATGCATCTTTGATCTGCTCGTATTTCTTCATGTTGTTCCACGAGTCCACCTCCATAACGCCAGCTACGGTAGCATCCTTAGCCTTTCCAATACCGAAGCCAGCTGCCTCTTTCTCCCAATCAAGACTGTCCCGTTTCTTTGCTGTGGTGATCACATACAAATTCTCGTACGTCTTCTCTTCTTTGTTCAAATAATAAGCAAGAGCAACACGAGACTTCCCACTACCAACCCCGCCGCAAAGGACGCTACCGTTTCGTAATTCTCCCAAAGCTTTCCTCTGATGGGGGTATAATTCCGGACCCATAAGTTTGCCTTTCTCATCTGAAGTTCGGCCCCCAGAATCCTAGGTTGATTGTCTGACGTGTGCCCTTGAATACCGGCGTAACCTCGTGCACCATCCAAGATTGGAATACTACGATCGTCCCTCGAGTTGTCGGCACTTTGTAATAGTCCGGCCAGCTGTAAAGATTTAGTAATCCTCCCGAATACTCAGTCCAATCCGTCAACATCAGCACCGCACTGAGTTTCCTGTTCTGACCCGGCACCACGTCTGTATGCTTCTGGTAGTTGTTAGGAGGCTCATACGTCTGTAGCCAAGCACCAGCCCCTCTAAGATCGTATTTCCACAAACGATCATTCATCTTCCTGGCAAAGTTCTGCATAGGGTCGAGCACCCGATCCAAAGGTCGACCACACTCACGTGTCATGGCATTGCAATGCGGGAAGCTGTAGGCCTTTAGCCCTTCGTACTTCCACAAAATCGCATCACACTCTTCGTCACTCAACCATTCTTCCCCAATCGCAGCATAAGGCACCATATTAGGGACCATGTATGCCGGCGTCTTGCTGTTAAGCTCTTCCATCTCTTCAAGAGTAGGATATGTGATTAGGTTAGGCATTGATCAATCCTTTCATAGATATTAACTGCGAAAAATATAAGGTAGGATCGGGCAGTTTAACGCCTTGCCCAGGGCGGGTATTACTACACCTCGACGGACTTCCACCAATCAACCTGCGGCATATCATTCACCCCCTATAATTGTCAGGCAGTTTATCGTCATACCTAGGACGATTTAGTTACTTCTTACGCTTCTTGTTCTTCTTAGGCTTTCGACTATTAACCTTAGACCCGATTCCAAGTAGCCCAAAAACAGCCATTATAAATCCAACGACTATCTCGATCGGAGTCAGGAAGAATGCAGCTAGCATTACTCTAGTGAACCATGCAACACGTCTTCAATATCAATTCGTTCTAGCTCGGAACTGTTTTCAACAAATCCAGCATTCACTGGAGGAACGGGGCCTGTGTAACCACTTCGAGGCTGGTTGTTATCCAGGACGTTATTCAATTCCGCATCATCTTCAAGTTCGAAAGCATTGTTGAATGCCTTCTCCGTGTACACCTTGAAGCCCTTGTTAGCGTATAGAACCCAATCCCCGGCAAAGGCCTTGGTCTGCCGCTCGGTCAGTGGGCTGTGCACCCGAACCTTAATGAACTTATCAGCCTTATCAGTGATATTGAGATTACCCATGCACCACTCGGCAACCTCTTCTATGTTTTCACTGGTGACCTGAACACAGTCAACTTCGAAAGGCCTACGAACAGCCTTAACGATGGAAATCATTGTTCCTCATTCCTTTGGAGCATCTCGGACTTCGAAATGATTACATTTAGGATGGACACACTTACGATACTGAGTCGGTCTTGGGAGACCGGTATTAGCCATCCAAGGACCAAACAAATGTTCTCCATTCTTAGGCCAGTTATGGCTCATCTAGATGTCCTTACGCTCTTTTACGAACAATCGTGCATTAGCCATCTCGATATGAATTAGATCTCGTTGCTGCTTCTCAACTCCGGCGATCTCCATAACCCGATTTAGTTTGTACCAGAGCCCGGGGTCAATTAGACCCTCTGGAGGATCGTCGTCCGTATACTCTTCAACAACCCCAGTAGACAACGATACATCATAACCAACTTTAACCAACTGTGAAATTTCTCTGGCTACGAAATCATAAACGCTACTTGCTGATTCCGCGTTAGCAACTCGCACATTCAAATTCACACTATACATTAGTTGCCCTTCTTAGTTGACTTAGTAGTCGACGTTCCAGTTGGGCGAATAACCTTCTGTGGCACGTGGGGCTTCTTCTGCTCAGAATGACTCCCCTTACCAGCACCCTGAACTCGAGCTAACCCACTCTTCTGAGACCGGTTACCGCCATGTTTACCTTTGGGCATTACTCATCAACTCGTCCGGCCCGAGCAGGAAGTTCATCGAGATCATTGTACTTCAGCTCGAGCGCATCCTCCTCGATCTCCATATACAGCGACTTCAAGTAGGCCTTGATACCGGTCTTACCATTCACAGCCCACTCGTAAGGCCTGACAATTAGATCGACGTTGCGAATGTCTGCCCAGTCCAGAACCTCCACCGAATTCTCGTCGAGATGTGTACGCCCACGTGACGTAATCATGACGACCTGAGGAGGACGACCTTTGAAATTCACCGAGACCTGTAGATATGCCTGAGCATTCTGCTCCTCATCATCCTCACGCGGCTTCAACCACTTGATATTCCAGCCATCACGCTGCATAGCCTCAGCCACTGGGTCGTCCAGAAGCACTGCGAAATTGCGATC